TAGCCATTATGCAATCCTCGCATTCGCTACCCAGCGATATCCTACATTAAGACCATGAGATCTTCCTGAACGAGAGCCCTGAGCAATATTTTTCTTGTACACAACTGGGTTGTCAAAGTATTCTGCCAAACCACTAGATCTTAAAAATGCTTGTGAGAAATATCTACCAAAGAATGTATCAAATACTTGTGCAAACTTGCCTGCAGTATTTCCTCCAGGATTATCAACTACAACTGGACTCTTTGTATAAACAACTTCTCCACCAACCTCAAATCTCAAAGCCTGCGCCTTTACTGGTGCAATAGTTACTGATTGTCCTGATTCCATAATTGATGCCTTGTTGTAAAATGGAACACGAGACCCATCCTTAATAGTTGTTGACTGCTTAAAGTCTGCTGTAAATGAAAGCCCTATATTGCTTACTGTATATTTAATATTAAACAATCTTGCATTTGAATCTCCTGTTTGATACCACTCGTAAATGTGGTGAAGTGATCTTTCATCTACCCTGGCATTTGAGTCAATGTACTGTGACGCTAACTCTGCAATTTCAGGACCAAGGTTATTAAGAAAAACCTTCTTGCCATTTTGCACTCCATCAAGAAACCCAGTTGAGTAGTCGATAATATTCTTCATCTCTTTATTAAACTGTTTTGCGTTAAACATTACTTTCATACATCTACCGCCTGATTCTCTGATCTGCGGATTACGAGATTGTAATACTCAATCCCACCAAATGGACCAACAAAAGGTTCCTGTGTTGCAACCTCAAAAATTGTTGACTTGCCTGATCGTGGACCAGATGTTTCTGTGTAAATGTAGTTACAGTTCTTATCACGAATGTTGGTTAGGATAATGTTTGTTATTGAATGAGGGGCTTCTAGGCTGGAGATTCTTAGATCTGTCTTTACTCTGCCAATTAGTACTGTTTTTTGTGTAATATTTACGTTTGGGGTTACTTCCTCTTTACCTGCAGATCCTGCAGAATTAAAGTTACCAGCAATCGTCTTATCTAAAATCCAAGTTTTTTTAACATTGCCATAAGTTCCTTGCTCAACAATTGGATAGTAAATGTCCGCCTGCATTGGGAATATAAAGTCTGGCTCTTCGCATATCATTAAATTATCCCTGGCTTGGTAATAGTCTTAACATACTTCTCCAGAATCTTATCCACCAAGAAGTTACCAGTACCGTTAAACATTGTCTTATCAAACTGAATTCTAAACTGATCTGTGTTGTATGCAGTTACATATCTCTTGTAATAGTCCAACTTGCCACACTTGAGATCTTCAATAAGAAGTTTTTGTGCATACTCAATGTCTGCTGGAACTGTTATATATCCATAGTCTACAACAAATGTGTAGTCATATCCTGATGGAAAACCAACACCCTCATAACCGTAATAGCCAAGGTCTCCTCTTCCTACTGGAAGGTTTGGAGCAGTTGACTCATATCGATTCATCTGACCAACATAGACTCTTTGAATTGCAGTCTTGTCTGGTGTAATAACATATTCGTATTCGTTAGTGTCTGGAGTCGATCTGTCATAGACTAGTTCGTTATTCTCGTACACCTTAAATATTCTATAAACCTTTTCCCAAAGAGGGAAGTAGTCGGAACCATTTCCAGTTCCAACAACTGTTACCTTTTTATTGTAAAAACCTTCTGGAACAAATGTGTCAATAATAGATCTTGCCACTAACTCTAAAACCGTATACTCTGCAATCTCAGATGCGGTTGTTCCTAGTGTGTTTGGATCAACATATGGTCTGATTAATTCATAAAACTCTTCGTAGATTACATTCTCTGTACCATCGACTAATACAAAAATCTCTACACGATAATTATTGTCATATCTTCCTGGCAGAGATATCTCAATTGTCTCACCTGTAGATGCGTTGAGAAACTCTAGATCTTGTACTGAAAGATCCGCCATATCTGTTACTCTTGCATATAAGTCTACTTCATCATACCCTGAAGGTACAACAAAATCTACTACAATAGTATCGTATGGCGGAACTCTCAATATCTCCATAAATTACTTACCGAATTCCTTGGCAACTTCTTCTGGTGTTGCTAGACGAACATGTGAACGAGTAAGCCACTGATCAGCAGCATCCTTAGTTACAATGTTATATCCTCTATAAACCTTGCCAACTCCTTGCCATGTAACATTCTTTGTAGAATGAATGGCTACCTTCTCAACAACTGGGGCTTCTGCCTTCTTCTTTGATGATCGTGGTGGACGGGCTGCAGTAGTTGCTCCAATTGCACCGTCTCCTACTGAGCCAAGTGCTGGAACTTCTTCTACCTGTGAATTATAAGATGGTGTAGTAATTGCGCTAACTGGCTCTTCAACAACTGGTGCTGGAGCCTCTACAACTGGCTCTGCTGGTGCTTCTTCAACCACTGGCAACTCTTCTACCACTGGTGCTGGTGCTTCGACAACTGGTGCCTCTTCAACATTTGGAGCATAAGCAAACGCTTCTTCTGGTGTAGTATTATTCATATTTTCCATTTTTTCCTCCTGAATAGTATTATATCATTATAAGTAGTAAGGGGAGCAGGAGAACTAACTCCTACTCCCCCTATAATATACTGTTTACAGATTATGAATCTGATGCAGCATCAGCGAATGCAATTGCATCCTGCTCTTCCCACTGAATACCGAAGCGAACGAAGACTGTGTATTCTACAGTATCCTTCTTTGGCTTGTATTCGCGGTTTACAGTGATGTCACGCTGGAATCCCCATACACGGTTCTGTGGGAATGTCAAGTCGACATATCCTGCAGGGTAGTAAGGAACTTCCTGTACGTCAATTCCGAGAACACGTGTTGTACGTGCTCCACCGAATGTCTGTGCTGTGCCATCAAGGTATGCCTGACGGTTTGCAGGTGTACCTGCTGGAGTACCAGCAAATGCTTCTGCGATTGCGTCTGCCAAAGTACCATTATTCTTAATGATTCCCTGGAACGCATCTGTACCTGCGTAGAACTTCAAGTTAGACTTGATTGCACGGTACTTACGTGGCATTGCAAGAATGATCTTCTGCATTGCATCTGTTGTCCAGTTATCGTTCTCAACTGTAACAACTGCTTCGTGAGCATCTCCGTCAGCCTTTACATGGTTTACGAAACCATTCATGATTGATAGGAATGCGTTTGATCCTGTTCCTGTACCGTTAATAGCAAGGTCTTCGATATCGTTACCGAAAGCATTTGTCATCAAACGGACAATGTGATCTTCTAGTGCTGCACCTTCGATGTTATCTTCTAGTGCTTCTGCAGATACTTCCCAGTCAAGACGAATCTTCTTTGTAGTCAATTCAACCTTTGAGAATGTTGCACCTGCGTTTGTGTAGTCGCCAACTGCTTGCGCTGCTGCACGAATTACACGCTCTCCGACGTTTACCTTTTCGAGTTCCATTGTATTGGCTCTCATAGTAACACGACGGCCATCTTGGGCGAGAGTGGTTGCATCCCACACGTAGTCAATAAAACGACGTGCCTGCTCTGGGCGTAGGATACCTGATCCAGCCTCACCTGAAGGGTTAACTGCATTTGGTCCAGATGTTACTCCTGATAGTGCTGTTGGGATGTTACCCAAGACACCACCATCGGTGTAATTACCTGGTACGTTTGAACCTGCATCTGAACCTGAAGCGAATGCTCCCTGTCCCTGATACAAACCTGGTGCTGTTCCACCTAGATTACCAGATGTTCCTGGCTGATTCTTTTCTATATTTTGTTCCGACATATTGTCACCTCCTAGTGATTTTACTTATTTTATTTTTTAATTGAATAAGTCGGCTGTTTTGAGGAAACTACCGCCCCATAGGGATTTTTCAACCGTTTCAGGTTGATTCTGTACTATCTCGCCGAGATCGCCAGACTTTCGGAAAGCGGTATCTGCTTCTACAGCGTCGACTCGCTTACCAAATTCATTGAACTCATTTGTTGCTGCTGCAATATCTTTTGCAACTGCTTCAAATGACTTTTTTGCTTCTTCAACATCAACCTTTGAAGACTTAAGAAGTTCTACTTCTGCTTGCAAAGACTTTACTGTTGATACTAGATCGCTAAAGGCAGATGTTAGGGTATTCTTGATTTCAGTAATTGCTTCAACAACTACATCATCTGATTTAGATACCTCTGTAGTTTCTGTAACTGCTTCAACTACAGGTGTCTCTTCAGACTTTGTAATTTCTTCTTCAGTTGCTGGGGCTTCATCAGCCTTAACAACATCTTCTGCAGATACTTCTACTACGGCATCAACCTCTGGAGCGACCTCTGACTTTTCTACTTCTACTACTGCTTCTGTTTCAATAACTTCTGCAACGGTTTCTGTGTTTTCTGTCATAGGTTGTACCTCCTTGTTAATCTTAGAAGTATTAATGCCTTTAGCACTATCAACTAAGAATTTTATCATGTTTGTTTTTTCACTATCCGTTTTTTCAACGAACCCTATGTTTGTCATTTGCTCTCCTGTAACGGGGCTAACTTCTGACTCATTTTCTGATGCAATGACTAGGCCTGATTCTTTATCATAAAAAACATTCTCTAAAACTGTTTCATCTCCCTTGATGACATCAACACCATCAACCTTTTCTACTGAGACAATATTTGCAAACTGATTTGCTGGAGAATCTACAAGACTTAACTCTACCAAATCGTATTCCTTAATAACTCTAATTGTTTTATCTGATTTTTCATCATATGCGTCATCCCACTTATTCATTCTACCGCCGATAGAAAAACCAGTGTAGGTTCCGTCAATAACTTTTTCCCATGCATCCTGTGCACCCTTTGAAATATATGCAGAAACAAAAACACCCTTATAGAACTTCTTTGTGTCTGGATCAAAATACTTATCTTCTTTAAATGAAACCATCTTTCCTACTGCTGATGGCTGATGCATCTCTCTAATGTTTCCACGAAATCTTGCAAATGCATCTAATGATGCTTCTGATGTTACAATATCATCTTGCTTGTCAACGTTGTCCAGGGATGCAAAACCTGAGACGATTCGTCTCTCTTTATCAACCTTTGTAAGAGGCATTGATAGGCGAACATTATCGCCCTCAGTGTTCCAATGGGCTTTAGAGATAGTCATGGTAGTATATATTATAGCGCCTTTTTAGACAAGTCTCATTTACTGAGATGATCGTCCTTCACCCTTTGGATTTCTTCCACTTGTAGTGGCTGGTCCATCAGATTGATTGTTTGTTCTTTCCGTATCCCGTTGACGATTTGCATTGTCATCTGCTGTGTCTTGAGGCTTTGGATCGAAAGGCTCATCTCCTCCCTTTCTTTGCGGTAGTCCAAGAATCTGTCTACCCTCGTTAGGAAGCATGACTTGTGTCTTAACAAGTCTTTCAATAATTTGTGATTGAGCAATCTCATCTGTCAAAGTAAGTTCATTAAACTTAAACTCAAGAATGTCAGTCTTTTCCTTGACAATTTTATTAATCATCTTTTCTAGATTTCTCTGCGCTGGTCTTGCAACCTGCTCCTTAAATGTTCTATCCTGTGCAAGGGCTGCAGCGATTGCTGCTGAATCAGACCCACCAATCTTAGAGAGTGGTACTTGGTGTGCAACAAGAA